AATTAACCATGTGGGTCCTGAAAAGTTCGTTCTTTAAATGAGATCAAGAAGAGTGAACTCCAGTATATTATTCACATGTGCTGCTTTCCGTTTAACGCGACGGCTTGAGCTTAACTAACGTGTATTGGGTTTTATGTACACTATATACTAAATTATTCCTGGGTATATTTAGTAAAAAGTTCAAATCCCGTAGGAAAAAACTTTCTAATATCTTTCTCAGAAAAACATGTAACTTGCGAAACTTTATTTACAAAAACCTCCAATAAAGAATTATATTCTTCAACACTCTCACTGTGAAAAAAGAGCTCTCTCAAGGAGGAAGCACAAGTTTCTACAATTTGAGTATCAATGCTAACTTCTTTGGAAGGTAAGATATAAACTAGACTCTTCATTATTGAGTCTCTATCTAACTGTGCTACATGACGTTTAATTATATGATTATATACAAATTTACGTTTTAAGAATGAAATCATCTCAACAGATACGAACTCGCTAATTTGTTCATTCTTGTCTGAAGTGGTGAACTCCATTCCATATACTTCATTAACAAAACGCGCGTACGTAATGTTATTGAAATATTTCGCCAGTGAAGGCTTTACTCCACACAACATATCATCTCCATACGTAATTGGGAGAAGATGCAATTGGAAATCATCCAATTGAAAATTTTGTGTTAAATTATGTGGGGAGTCTGCACCAAGTGGAGTGCACATAATGCCATACGCATAATAGAGAAGAATAACTCCACGGAGGGAATTATCTTCTGCCGTAGCGTACTTGCCAGATGGCTGGAAGCCAGGAGCGACAAAAATGTTCCCTTCTAAACAAACAGATGGAAATAGATTGTCGCTTAGAATTCCTTGTGCTTTATTGAGTGCATAAGAATTATATCCTAGCTCTCTCAACAAATACATAACCACACTGTTGGCCATAAGACCCACACCTGATGGCATACTAGTATCATAGCCCCCGTAGTCTCCTTCCATAACATATGGTGAAAACTCCTTAAGAGACAAGTACATAGATTCTGCTTCGGAAGAGTGCATGTTTATCCCAACTTTAGTATAAAATAAATCCCTATGCTCACACATGAGTGAATAAAGGGGCATTAGATACATTCGTTGAATAAGTGTTGAATCGTAAGAAGACATAGCAAAAACTCTTGTCTTTCCTTCAACAACTTTTTCGTGTGATCGCGGTTCATCTTTGAGCTGAGCACCAACAAGGGTATGTGCATTCTCTAATCTATCATATGCAATCATAGTCTCCAAAACCTGTTCTTTAACAACGAAGTTTGGAACGACTGCATCTTGTTTAAACTCAAGTATGGTTGGCAAGTTATACTTGCTTTTCTTACCTGGTAGCATAAAACCACCTGACGTTCCATTCTTCATTGCTCGTATGAAGAAATTTTCAGGATAACCATTCTGTGCAACGTCTAAAGGATAAGGTGTCAAAGATGTGACGCCTTTTTTCCTAAGTCTGGTGAGCAACAGTTCGCTAAGAGAAGACACAACTGTGTCCATTGGGGAAAGAGGGAGATGATTTTTAATAACACCAACCTTTTTTATCCAGACATTAGAAGGTGAAACAAAACGGCCATTGACACGCTTAGACCGCATCATAGGAGGTAAGTACTTGAAGTTGCCACCCGTGGTATAAGGACTAACACCACTCAAACTTTCTACGTGAGGAAGAAGAGGGCTGACAACAAGTGTACTCTTCGGAGAAACATTGCTGTATGGCGATATAGATCCAACTATACGAAGTCCGGGAGTGCTCTCAAACAAAAGTGGACTCTTGCTCGTAGTATCAGCAAGCTTAGTGGATCCAGGAAGACGCATCAGACCTTCAGACATAACGGGGGACAAGCAAGTGCTACCTTTTAGAAGGTTAAGACCAAGAAAGAGGGTAGTTTTGCTCACAATGGTTGAGAAACAAACAGTAGTTCCATTAATCGCAGCAGTATGAATGCCAACGAAGATGGTTCTATTATTTAGAGTCAACAACAATGGAGTCCCACATAAACCATCTCGATGATTGCCATAGTCATAGACCAGACCTTTCGTGAGAGTGTAATTCTTTATAGGATTATTCACGTTAACAGTCTCTGTGAAGTGACGAACACTTACTTTACTTCCGTTAAAATAACCCGGAACGCCAACCTCAAAAGAAGGTAGGTCAATGAGAAGAGAACGAATGTCCTTAAACATGACACCAACAAGTCTAACAAGGATTAGATCATCACCTATGGTAGTGGTATATCTCTCATCAAAAGTATGACGAGTTATACCAACTGCTTTATCAGGTGACATAGAAATTTCAACGTAAGTCTTATCCAGAAAACAATGCTTGTTAAGAAGCATGTAATCCTCACAGACACCTACTCCGACAGAGCAGGAAATCTTTTTGTCCTGTGAGACAACATGAACGTAGCGCAAGTTTTTGTTCACCATATTTACAACTTCGTCCGGTTTATTCAGAGTAGTTGAATCACTAACAACACGGGGTAGGAAGGATTCAACCTTATCATAATCTTTATCAGCTTCACTCTTCTTTTTGGGCAAAGGAAAACTGCATCCAGATTTCTCCTCAAATGAATGAAGAAAAGAATCAGCGTTTTCTTCTGAAAACGTGTTAGTGGATTGAACAACCTCACTCTGTGAAATTGCGTCTGAATAAACAATTTTCCAAATGCGAAGAATGAGCTTAAGAATTAGAAGGATAAACATAAAAACAAGTAAGTCTGCTGTCCAACGATAGAAAAAATCTTTAGTACCACCAAGTTGTTTTTTAACCTTACGAGGTGCCCAAATACAAAGGGCCATAATCGTGGGAAACCAACCGCCTGATTTTGCTTGATCAACTGTCCATTTAGCCTCATAGTACTCTAGGTACCAGCAAGTTAGTCTGTCTATCATATGATACCGTAGTTTTTTATACCACGGGAAATCATGACAAAGACAAGAATTGGGAAGGCAGTACTTGCCGGTGGAATAAATCATATAGGCTGCAGGGCAGGTGAGCAAAATATAAGTGTGCGGAACAAAAACGAAAGAGAAACTCAAAGTGGTAGCAATGACTGCTCGCCACCAAACTTGTTCCAGGCGATAAGGTTCGTTAAGAATATGTTCTGGATTAAGCAAAACCTTATTTTCTAGCTTCTCAATATAATCATGTGCACACTGTTTTCTAGTCTCAACTGAAGAGAAGAAATTATTCCAATTAACAAAGTACTTGAAAAAAGACCAGTATGAATGGGGTGCTTCAAGTTGCTCTCTATATCGTTGAGGATGGTAAACGTCACTTTCAGGGGATTGTTCTCTAAGATGTAAAGGAACACCTCTAAGACTTGGCCAGTCATCATTAGCTGATTTTATAGATTGATGAGCTGCATTGAAGTCAATTTTCATTTGAAGAGGATTCCCAGATTCAGAAACAGCTTGAAAATTTCGCGTGGTTTCTATTAACCTAGTAAAACGGTAAAGCATCTCATAGTCAAGAGGTCGAGGAGGTTTATTGCTCTCATATGCAGTAACCATTTCCTCAAATGCAATACTACTAGGATAAAGATGAGAATGCTCTCTAACGAAAAGGACAAACTTGGAAACAAAAATTTTAGTGTGTTTAACACTCAACCAATCTCCTCGCTCGCGACAAAATTGTAACCACCTCTCGCAATCTATGTGTTCATCATACATAAAATCAGAGGTTAGTCCCTCATGACCAGTAAGCCAAGCAGACTGGCTTCTAACAGACATGGAACTTCCATGACTGCTCAAAGAACCAGAAAGAAGACTATCAGGCATGGTATGAACATCACGTTCTCTAAGGTACTTATCAACTTCTTCTGAAACAGCACTCTTATACTTGTTCTGTTCAACTCCGTGTTGAAGAACACGATCGAAAAAGAAAGTGCTAATATCATAGATATTGTACTCATTGTTATGAGTGATGGGATTAGGAATAAATTGTTGAATAGAATCTTTAATACTGATAGATTGTTGTATATATGGTGTGAACATCCACAAGTCCATTTTATCTTCTAGGTCATGAGGAATCTTATTCTTATCAAGTTCAGTACCACCATCCTTTCGGAATTCCGGTTTAACCTTGATATCTATGTACAAGAAACGTCTACGAACAGCAGCGGGATTGCTCTGGATATGCTTAAGATTCAATTCTGGATCATTAACATCCATAATAACTAAATCAGCAAGAACAAAAACTTTGCCTTTATGCTCCAAGTCAGCCATTTCAACTTGATAGGGTTGTGAGTCGATGACATTGAGGAGCTCGTTGATGGTCTTATCACCTGTACGAGCAGCAATGTTAGCATGCATGGAACCAAGTTCTGAATAATGGATAACAGGTTGAACTAATGGCTCATACCCAGTCCAGTGATCTGAAACAGCAGGTCTGTGATAAATTATGTCTTTGCTAAATTGCAAACCCTTGGCTTTACAAAAAACTTTTGTAAAGTGATCTATAATAGAGGATTTACCAATTGAAGGGTCTCCATGGAGAATTAATCCAATCGGTGCCATACGATTGCGCGAGGCTATTTTTTGAAAAATTCCGCCCTTAATATCTTGTAACTGATACAATCGGTCACTAAAAATACGGGGGATTCTTTTACCTTTCTCCTTCAACTTTTTGCCTAAATCGATATGAGAACTAAGTTCGGACATATAGGTACGGGCATCAATCTTTCCTACTTCTCGAAGATGAGGGAAATTGACATCTTCTCCTAAATAAACATTAGGTGCTTGGTTGACGATCGAAACGCTAAGATCTAACCACTTGGCAAAGGGATCAGCACGACACAGGGAAGTGAGGATACCATTACCGTTGGCTAAATCTCCCGTAAAATGAACAAATTGTTCAACAACGGTTAAAGTATTCAAACCGAAATCAAGTATACTACAAGGGGGACAAGCCCCTAGAGTT